TTGTCCCACATCGCATTGACTGCTTTGTGCTGATGGGGGCGAAGGGTGATGGTCAAGTCGTCTCCGTATCAATGAACATATTATAGCATGAAACCGTCCATGGTGCGACCCATAGGACGGTTATTGAAGTGTCTACTGATAACCATACAACCAACTTGTAATAATATATTTTTTATTTGATATTGGCATTCTTCCTCTATGTGCCATATACCATGATGTCGGAAATATTAATAGTTGTCCTGTTTTTGGTTTGACAAGAGTTCCATCAACAAATTCAGTCTCTCCTCCTTCCTCTACATCATTCAAATACCAAATAAGAGTTAGCATTCTAAGTCCATATTGTTTATCCAATGAAAAATCATTATGCCATCTAAAATAACCATCTGATTTTTCATATGATCTTATTAAGTATCCACGATCCCTAAAATTACAAATTCCATTTCCAAATACAGTTTTATTATCTTCTGATCTAGGAGAAAATTTATTAGTATATTCAAAATAATCAATTACATTTTTATTGAAAGACTTACATAATATTTTATCCTCTTTATTCCATTCTTTAAGTTCAGTTATATTTAAATCTAAAGATTTTTTTAGTGTTAAATTTACTTTGGATATAATATTTCCTGTTGTACCGGTAGAACCAACACTTCCTTGAAATTTTCTATTATCACTATTAAATTTAAGAATCAGGTCACGACAAAACTCGTGATCTAATACATTTTCTTTGACATATATTAGATCACTTAAATTCATTTATATTATTATCTTCAACGGAGACAAACCTAGTCTAGCAGTGTATTAGAGAACTGTCAAGTCTTTTAGATATTTATTTGAAGACTCTATTGTTCCTCACCCTAGGATACTTTACACCCGCAGAGTTCGAGTTTCTATTCTTGTGACGCACAGCAGGAGATAGAGTTCCCGTGAGTGGTCTCTTCATAGGAAAGGTCATATATCTATTGTTACTATTTGCACCAAATGTACGATAAGGATTTGTATTTTCTGATCCAGTTGTTCCAACCTCTGCTATTGCGTGTTCTTTTAAATATTGAAGTGTCTCTGCTTGTGTAAGATTTTGTTCTTGTTCTGCTAAACAAGCCACAACACCAGCGACTTGTGGAGATGCCATACTCGTTCCACTAATTGATGCAAGATGATAACTACTATTTCTAGAGTCAGCAACAATAGGAGTATATCCACCCTCTGAAGTAGCACTAGAAGAATCATAGACAGCAGAAATAATATCGGTTCCAGGTGCCCAGATATCACACCTAGCACCCCAGTTACTACTATTACGTTTATATTCACCCTCTAACGATCCAATATTTCCTACACAAATGACATTATCTGCTGCAGCTGGTGTAGAACCTCTTGAATGGTATGTTGAATTGTATGAATTGTTATAGTCAACTCCATTAGAAATATCATTATTCCAATAACTATTACCAGCAGCCGAGATAACGATTACACCATCATTAATTGCATCCTGAATATCAGCGTCTACAGCAGAAACTCTGGCAGGAGTTCTAAAAAGATATGATCCTCCAGGTACTGGAACACCGTTTGCTTCTAATACAGCCTTTTTCTGTGTATTAGTGCCACTCAAGGCAGTAGTTGATCCTCTATAAGTTACACTAGTAAGCGAAGAAAGATTGGCACTATTATTACCCCTATGATAACCCCAACTATGATTAGTAATTGTAGGGTTTCTTCTACCAGTTGTAGCATTAATTGCTTTATTCTGATGAAAATAACGGAGATAATCCCAAAACTTTTCGTCCCAATCAGTCACACCCGATAAAATATCACTGAATGCCATATTATAGATGTTGGCATCTCTTGCCCAACCTTGCGTATTTCCACAAGCAGTTCCTGCTACATGAGTTCCATGGTTTGAATTGGGTGATGATCCAGAAGAACTGTAAGGATAGTTTGCATTTGTAGAATATCCAAGAGCAGAACTATATGAAAACCAGTTAAACTGAATTACTCTGCTACCACCCGAACCATCAGAATTGACAGCGAACTCTGGATGGTCTGGATTAAGATGTGCGTCAACAATTACAACATCTACATTCTTTCCTGATCCAGAACAAGCAATAGTTTTATTTGTTATTTCAGTAGTATTATCACTACCCCAACCACTAACAGTAGCTGCTTCAATTGTTCTATAAAGACCCCAGTTTTTATCATCGCTAGCAAATGTTCCGGTGGTTTTATTAAAATCTGCTGTCTGAGTCCACAGATAATCAGGAACTAAACCTCTTTCCTTTGCTAACCTCTCACAAGCAATCACTCTCTCATCATTTCTTATCTCTGCTGCCTCTTCTTCAGTCAGCATATAGTGAGTATTACGACTAATTGCTCTCCTATGAACAAGATCAACTGCTCTATCGGGAATATACAGAGACCCACCAGGAGTTTCCATATCATCATAGAGATTTTCTAAATCTTCATATGATCTACAAGTTACAATATACTCGTTCATTAGATTTCCATGCGGAGGATTGTGAGTGATACAGTAATATCTTGAGAGGTTGATTCGTTATTTGTAACCTTGGCATAAATGTTTGTGCTTGGTGTAGCATCATCATTCCAACCAACGACTGCTGGGGTCATCTTGAAAGTACCGATTCCAGAGGTAGTTGTATAAACTTCGGCAAGAACACCAGAACCAGGAGTTGGGTCAGTTGTGTATGCTCTAGAAGCATCATTAGTTCTAGAAGTTGTATCGGTATACAGTCTTACCCAAGCAGCATGTGAAGTTTCAACCTTGAAAAGTGAATATGCTTTTTGTCCAGTGATTGTAATGTCTGCTGTTGTTCCGGCACCAATACTTCCAGTGGAGTTGGAAACAACATATCTAGCAGTTCCAGCAATACCAGTCAGTCCAGAACCATTACCAGATAATGAGGTAGCATTAATATCACCAGTTATACTGATATCTCCAATACCTGTTATATCATTTCCATTTAATGTTAGATCTCCACCTAAAGTTGGAGATGTGTCCTGTTGAACAGTGGTTAGAGCAGTTCCAACAAGCATATATGATGAATTATCAACACTTCCATCTGCCTTCAAGAATTCCGCTGAAGTACCACCAACCTTTACAAACTTCTGACCGGTAATGGTTTTATTTGAACCAATTACATTAAGATTTCCAGTAATACTAGCATCACCACCAACACTTAATCTATCTGATGGTGATGTACTATTGATACCAAGATTACCGGATAGGGTAAGAACCATTGCTCTGGTAGAAGCATTTGTAAACCAATTAAATGCTGTACCAAATCCATTCGGATTCAAGTAGAAATTGAGATTACCAGTACCCTTGTTAATAATATCCAAAGATTGCTCGGTACTAAATTCAGCATCTCCCAGTAAATTTCCATATCCATATCTAATCTCTCCATTATCAGATAATGTCGATAAATTTTCACCAAGGGTTATAATCGAATATTGACTATCACTTGTGAGTTGTATTGAAGCAATACCAGATTTTCTGATATGAATATCAGCATTAGGAGATTCTGTTCCTACACCAATAGATGGTGTGATTAACTTCGTGTCAGAAGTTATATCACCGGTAGAACTAACAGATGCTACTGATATTGCAGGACTTCCTGTCAATCCCTGTGACGATGTGGAAGTACCACTGAATGAAGTGGCAGTTATTATACCAGCACTAAATCCACCATCAGCATCTCTAGATACGATGGTACTATTTACATTCTCGAAAGTTGCGGTTGTGGCACTATTGGGTATATTTGTTAGTAATGCACCAGATCCACTAAATGTTGATGCTGTTGCCACTTCAACAACTGTTAAAGTTCCAGTTGTGGTCAATCCCGTAACTTCTACGTCACCAGTAACAGTTAGATTTCTATCAGATGCTCCGGGACTTGTTGAAGTATTGATACCAATTTTTGATGTTGTATGAAGTCCTACTCCAGCATTATCAGTAATAAATGTTGTAAATCCATATCCAATTAAGTTATCTACAGCATTATTTCCGACAGTAAGTTGACCATTTACTGTAAGGTCGCCTGCTGTGAGCATACCAGAAACATTTCCACTAGTTGCCGTTATAAAACCAACAGTGGTTACACCAGATAATACTTCAAGACCCTCTGATATAGATGCACTATTTACGGTGACAAATCCAGTAATTCTCGTATCACCATGCACATCTAATTTATTAGGTGGTAGTGGGGTAGACGTTCCTATCCCCACTAATCCATTCGCATTTACAACGAATTTATTATTATCAATTTGTACACCGTTTCTAAAATTAAATGACTTCCTAATATTTGCCATTATTATAAGCTTTAGAGTTATTTATTGAATTCTTATGATGTAATAGAGTGCTCTATATGGTGGTAGGTTTGCTACTGCTATTGTAGATGCATCATCTACAACTGTTGCATTAGTCTCACCATTTTCAACATCATCTACAGTAATACCAGTAAATTCCGCGTCAGTCGATAAGTCTTGGTTTCGAGATTCCTTATCACCATCTCCATGTTCGGTAACACCAGTCTGTTTTGCAGCTTTAAAATCATGAGAATGTCCAGGATCAGTAATATCATGATCATGCTTTGGCAAAATTGCATCACTTCTACCACCAGTTTCATTCAAACTATTGTTCCAATCGTCAGCACCAACACCAACTACAAATTTACCTTTCAGATTGGGAAGCTTAAATTTAGTTCCATTTCCACCTTGTCCATAAGTATATCCAATAACTGCAAATAATTCTGGATATGCCGATGTACTTAAACCAACACCATTACATTCTCTCCAATTTGTTGTTGGCCAAGTATTGGTTCCACCTGGCCAAATCATAATACTTCCAACAGGAGAAATATTTGGAACATCAAGATAATTTGCACTAATTCTACCTTCAGTAGAAGCAGATCCAGTTAAATCTAAGTTTCCATTAATATCCGTATTGCCGGTAATTGTGACACCATCTTGTTTGGTTTTCAGTTTTTCTCCTTGCCCAGCATAATAAAGTCCTACCCTTCCACTCGAATGGATTTTTAGCATTGGATTCCAATTAGTATCAAAGAATTGGAAGGCACCCTGACCAGTTCCAGAATTTGTTTTAAATACCAGTGGACCATTACCAGCATCTTCAATTATACTTGCAGAGTTATCTGTAATTGTTTCTCCCGCACTATCTAATTGAGATGAGAAATCTGCTTGGTGAGAAATTTGTAAATCATTACCATCACCAAAGTTCAATTTCTTATCGTCGGCTAAGTGTATGTCCCCACCAATACCAACACCACCAGTTACTACAAGTGCTCCAGATGTTGTACTTGCAGATCCTGTGTTTGCAGAAATTTTGACATTTGAATCAAATTTTGTTTTTTCATTGAAAGTAACAGGACCATCAAACTGTGATAATACTTGATTTGACTTTCCACCTTCTACGACTAATCTTTCTTTGATTATAACTTCATCAAATACCGCACTTAATCTTGCTGGGTCTTCACCAGTAACAGTTGGGACTGGAATATCAAAGTTAGTTTCTTCACCAGTTGCGGACGACTTTTTCTGGTTACCAATGAAGAAGTCACCCTTATTATTCATACCAGTATAAACAACAAGACCATTAGATCTTTCTTGAGACTGTGATAAGAATTCTTCTCTTTCTGTTAGAGTTCTGTCCTGAATTTGTGGAAGTGCGGTAGAATAGTTACCAGGACCATATCCAAGATATTCAAACGTATGACTAGAAGCACGAAGAATTGATGGTCTACGGAATTCAATTGCAGGAACTTTGATTCTCTTAATTACAGAATTTACTACATGAGTGGTTGCCTTAGTTGCAAGTGCTCCACGAATTACTGTAATTTTATCAGCAGGAACTCCACTAAGAGTATTACTTGAGACTCTCATAATCTCATCATCTACTTGAATATAAGTTCCAAGTGGGAATCTTTCAATGACTCCACCCTGAGCACCACTTACAGAGAATGATGTCGTAGAGGCGGTAATACCTGAAGATTCGGTAAGTGTTAATGTCTCGCCATCAAAGATGGTAACTCCCCTTACTTGTAGATTTTCATCTGTTCTATCCGAAACACCCTCATTGGATGATAATCCATGTTTTATAACGAAACCAGATGCTGTTCCAATACCACCACTAACTTCAAATTTATTAGTTAATGTGGATACACCAACAATATAATCCCCTACATTATTGTTATTGCTATCAATGACTCTAAACCTATTACCAACTACTAATCCATGACCTGTTGCGGTAACAGTGTCACCAGAAGCAGTGAATGCAACAGATGGAACTACAAATCCATAATTATTCGAAGTAATTACAGGATCTCCAGTTGTTCTTGCAATAGAAACACTATTTCTAGCAGTAACTCCAGTAATACGATGATATGTATCTGTTCCGGTTCCAATACCAGTAAATTGAATAGCTTGACCTACTCCAGGTGTAAGACCACTTGTTACGACAGTGAATGCATTATTATTTCCTGTCCCAATAACACCGGTATCTAAGTAGTACGTTCCTGCAGAATAGTTAGATCCACCATTCATTATTTCCACAGAAGATATATTTGTTCCGGCAGAAACAACGACTTTTGCGGTTGCACCGTTCCAAATTGATAATCCAGTATTATTATAGATTTTTACATTATGATATGTTCCAGCAGTAAATCCAGATGTTGCGGCAAAACTTCCAGTTGCGATACCGGAAAAACCATGATTTCTATCAAAAACAATTGTTGGTGATGTTGAGGTTGGATTTGTGACTGACGATACCTCAAGACCAACACCTAAAGTTGTTAATAATTTATCAGTAGTTTCTCTTGTAATACTTTTCTTAAGATCGTCTGTTTGAACTTCTCCAATTGGAGATCTTAATGCATAAGTTGTCGCACTATTAGGATTATCATTGACATTATCTCTGTCAAGTTGTGGATACAGATCTGTTACATTTTGACTATATTTTAGATCTGTGAATTGATTTTGAATCGCATTGTTTGCATTTAGTGTATAGATGTGATATACACCATTTCTATCATTTTCTTCATATTCTGAAATAACTTCATTTCTATAAACATATAAATTTTCTTGAAGATTATTTCTTTCAAACCTTGGAAGTGTCGTAGTTCTTGTATTTACGTTATTTGTAAATGTCCCTGGTGTTGTTGATGTAGTATATGTAAATGTTAAATCATCGACGACAGTTATAGTAAAGGTTCCATTATATCCCTTATCAATCAATCCATCAGTATTTGTGGAGTCTGTTACGTTTTTAATAATAACAGAATCACCAGTCTTTAAGTTGTGTGGAAGTTCTGAAACGACGGTAACTGTTGGTGATGAGAAAGAACAACTCTTGATAATTCTTAGATTACGATTAAAATCATAATCAGTCGTTCCAATACTAACGGCAGTAGCATCAGTATCTACTCTAAAACCAGTTGAACTTGATTCTTGAATAACAAATCCAGCTTCTGGTGTTTTTGCGTTTGTAAGTTGACTTGGAACTACAACTCTAAGTTTATAAATCTTTTCATCAAGACTTCTATTGTCTGAAATTCTCTTGACTGTAGTTGGTTCATCAGTGGCACCAGATCCCGTCAATTGAGCAAGAATATTATTTTCAGACGCACTTACAGTAATATACCACTGACCCGCAGAATCGTCGTATTGAACTGGATGACCAACATCTCCTGCTTCTTTATCAGAGACTCTCGTGGTAACCTTTAAGTTTGTTCCACCATATACTTCAATTGGGCTTTCTGAAGTTGCTTCTGCCAGTGATGCGGCAAGTTTGAATGTGGTATTGTTAGAGACAATTGCAAAGTAAACTGTATTCGTTCTCAGATTTTCTGGTAAATCACCATCATCACTAGTAATGATGACTTTTTCACCAGTTGATAAATTATGAGTTCCACTGTTAGAAACTGTAAATAAATTATTACTTGGTGCACCGACAGAATACTCTTCGAATGAAGATGCTCCACTTGGCATTACAATGCTTGCAGAGTTAGATCCTAAGAAAAGTTTATCATTTACTTTTGCACCAATACGATATCCTTGAGTAAGAACTGGTGGTTTTACTTGTTTGTTTTTAAATCCAAAGATGTGTAATCTAGTTGAGGTATTTGTCACATCTTGATCAAGAGTCAACCAATCAATATCTTCTTCCGTTGATTCAATTGCTCTTGGTGGAATAATGTGAGTGATAAATGCCTTATCATCTTTATCAAATGCTTCTTTCTTAAATCCATCAGAGACCAGAGATAACTGACCAAAGTTAGAGTTTGAGTTGGTGATAGAAGCATCTCCTCCACTTTCAGCAACAAAATGTTTGTTGTAACCAATAGCAAAAACAGAAACTACCTGAACAATTGCATCATTTGTAATTCTGATGTGCGATTGTTCCCATCCCTGACGATAAACTGAACCAGAATCTAAATGATATACTGTTCCAGTTGATGATGATTTTGTTGCCAGGTCAGGAGCACCTTGTGTCGTTCCTGCAGCGTAAAATGTATTCTCGTATTGTCTAGTTGACTCATTATATTTTACAAATGCTCTATCATCTTTTTGAAGTGAAACACCCGTAAACTGAGCAACAACCATTGAACGGAAACCGGTTGCCTTACTTCCATCGGCGTGCATACCCTGCATACCCCATACTGATCGCATGGAAATATTAAAGATGTATGGAGATGCTCCAGTAACTGTATCTGTTTCAATGGTTACAGTACCTTCACTTGTAAATGGTCCGGGATTGACAAGTGCAGGATTTTTAGTTATATTATAGAAAAAGATTTTATCATTATCTTCATCAACTGATGTAACCTTAGTAGAAATATTATAAGAACTGTCAGATACACCTTCGATACGAATAGGAGTTCCTACATTCAGTTCATGTGCTTCCTGTGTGGTGACTTTGATTTTTCTAGTAGCAGTTAATCCATCACCTGCTTGAATTGATGAAATTGTAATAGGATCGGAAGCAAATGCACCAACAATTTCAAATTCTGGTCTTCTAGGATTGAATCCTAAAGGATTGGTTTGGAATCTATCATCAGCATCTACTGGTCTACCAGAACCAGCTTCGTAAGCATTGGATAATTTGGCATAGTACATCTGAAGGTCAGTAAGACCCTTAGTACCAACTTCATTGACACCATCAGCATATTCAAATACTGTAAGTTTATGGTGAGAAAACGTTGGTGTAGACTTTTCAGTGAAATTATTGTGTTGAGTATATACTGTTTCAAATTCACTCGCATCAAAAATTGAGAACTGCCAAAGATAACATGCTCCGGTAATTCTAAAGAGAGAAGAATATGGTACTAAATCATCAGTTGGATTTGGAACATAAAGTGGGC